CCCTAGTCACGGACAAGGGGATTAGTTTCACAGAAACTAACTATTTTTGAGCCTCTTGCTTGAGCACTGCTGCAAGCTGCGGATCTTGTTCTAATAGTAGCATTTGTTGTGTGAGATTGCCCGTTTTCCAAGGGTTTACAGGTCCTCCACCAGCATTTGCTACGGGGCTTGGTTTAGCACCCATTCCAGCAGCAGAACTTGGTTTGAAATGATGCTCATAACCACTACCAGGGTTTTTGAGACTCATGAGATACGAATTAAGATCCTGCTCTACACCACCATTGAGGACAACTACTTTTCCTTCAGCGTTCTTTTGTAACTTATTTTGTAACAAAGAGAGCATCTGCTCTGCATTTATAACTCCTTGGTTACTAATAGCTGCAAGTGCTGTTGTCCTTGTAGAAGCTGTTTCGTGAGAATTTTTCATTTCCTCAAGTTGTTGGGTAAGGCTAATTATCTGCTGGTCTTTGTCCTGTGCAGTTTTGTTTGCCTCTTCCCAAAGAGTTTTCCATTGACCTTGCTCTTCTAGGTCTTTGGTACGTTTTTCTTCTTTCTGTTTGTAAACTTCGTCTAGTTTACCCTTGATGCCTTTAAATTTTTCCTGTGCCTCGGCAGCTTCTTTACGGGCAGCAGCTACCTGTTCTTCATATTGCTTCTTGATACTATCAAGATTAGGTGCTTGTGGTTGAGAAGTAGTTTCAGCCACGGGCTGTTCAGCGTTGGTCACAGACTCAGGCTGAATTACTTTTTCTTCTAATTCCATTAATTACTCAGATAGTGGGCTGTCGGTTTTCTTTTTAGCAACTTTCTTTTTGGTTGCTTTTGGTTCAGGAGCAGGACAGGCTTCAGCAGTTTTTTGTGCTTCAGTCTTAGGTTCTACTAATTCCCATTTATATGTTCCGTCAGGTTGCAGAACATGGTCTATAGATCCAGCCATAAATTTTATGTACTTATATACTATTGTAGCAGCTTATTCGGGTTTGGCTTCGTTAGCTGTTGGTAAAACTTCACCTTGTACCAAAATATCTCTAAATTCTTCTCTATCAATAACCTGTTGATCGAATAATGATGTTAAAGCTGTAATATCTTGTCCGATTAATCTTTCAATATCGAAGTCTCTGCTTATTTTTACTTCAGGTGGTTCGATTCCAACATAATCGGCTGATAGATTAAAGGCTTTTTGTAGTTTCTGCTCTAACTCCATAGATACCATCGCAAGCATGGAGTTTGTATCTACACGATCTAGCCTACGAGCATCTGCCGATTCAGCTACAAATTTCTGTTGTGATAATGTACTGATTCCGAGTGTTGCCATCTGCATCTGAAGTTCTTTTATCTCTGCTGATTGCGCATCAAAAGCACTGGAAGCTGGCTCTACATAATAAATTTTATTTCCAGGCTGTGTAGCCATCGCATAATTTACAGATATAGCAAGGTCTTTGGTTTGATCGTCATAACCTTCCATAACCAGTAACGGTTGTGAAGCAACGTGTAAACTGTGAATTAAGTCAGCTTGTCTTTGGAAGTGCGCAAGATTTAAGTATGCAATGTCCAGAAGAGGCGGTTTGCTGACTAAATTATCTGTTTTACCAGAATAAACTGTTACTAAAGGTATTTCTCCTAAAGAAAAACTACCAGATTCTACCTGTCGATAGTCTTTATCTGCTGAACCTACTTCAAAGTTACCAGTGACACTATTATCTGATACGTCATACATTTCTTCAATTTGTTCTTTTTTACGAAATACTCTGAATCTACCTGGCTCGATTACTCTTATCTGATCGAATACCTGTTCACCAAATTCACCATCTGGAAGCACAGCTTTCTCAGCTAGTCTTACCTGTATCAAGTTTCCATAATTTGATTCTCTGTCTAGTCTCCAACCATATAAATTATTTGGGTCTATTTCAATCCAGTATGGTCTGCGGTTTTGTTGACGTTCTTCTGCAAGACTGACTGCTCCTGAAGGTGCAGGATAATCTACAAGAATGTGACTTTGGCCGTATGTAAGAGAACACATTAGTATTCTTCGTGCGTATTCATCTAGATCTGACTTTCTTCCGTCTACGTCTGCCTTGAACATTTCTGTCCAATATGGGTCGCCTGTTAGTGTTATTGGTTTGCGTAATACTAAACCTGTAGCTGCTCTTATTAATCTTTGAGTAAACGGACTAAATACAGCACGATTTACTCTTGCGAGGTAGGCTTCGTAATCTTCTCTTGGTTCTAAAGGTAAAAATGCTTCGCTGTTTGTTCTTAAATAATCAGTTCCTTCAGTTACAGCTTTCATTATTTCCCAACCTTTCATCATGTCTAGGACAGCCCTCGTGCGAGTAAAAGGGCTGTCTATCCCACCTACCGAAGTAGATGAAACAATGTTTGTTCTAATTGGTCCAGGTACAGCATAAGTCATTTCAACACCTCCATCGTTTTAATGCTAACGCTTTTCTAGTGGGTCGCCCTTTTTTATCTTTTAATGGACCTGGCATACCAGACATACGGGCACAAAATGATTTTCTTCTTGCTGCTCTTTTACCAGTAGGATTCTTTTCAGTAACAGGAGCTTTTAAATTACTACCAGTAGCACGATTGTATTTCGCACGACCTTTTGCAGTAAGTCCACCTTTTTTAGATTTTTCTCCTCTACCTACAGATAAACTGACTCCTTTACGTTTTCTCATTTGCCCACCTTCGCTTGTGCCTTTTTATGGGCTTGAGTGAAAGTGTCTCCTGCTCTCATTCGCCTTTTCATAAACTCCATGTGCTTTGCACTGTGGTGTTCAGAGTGTTTGCTCAATAAAGTTTTTTGGCGAGGTGTGAGTTTCACTTCTTTTTCTTTTTTCTCTTGGATTTAAGTTTTTTAAAGTCAGCACCAGTGATCTTATCCCGTGGTGGGGCTACAGCAGCGAGCTTACGTTGCTTTGCTGAATAAGATTTTTTGGGCATTAGAGAGCAGCAGTAATGTCTCCGTTAGTTACAAAACTAACTGAAACTGTGTTTAAATCTCCAACAGAAGCACTATATGTAGTTCCTGTAATAATTCCGTTAAAACTTACTTTTTTAGTTCCTGATGTATCTAAAAATAAATTAAATGAAGCATCGCCAGAATCTTCGGCAGTTAATACGTCTGTAATAATTTCAGCAGTATCATCTCCAGATGTTGCTGTGTAAATAAGATCTACAGTACCAGAACCAGATTTTAAAGATCCTACATACTTTCTGGAGGTGTCTCCATGAGCAGTACACTCAAGAGTGTCTTTGGTTACGTCTAAAGTCCATGAAGTCGTAGAGGCTACTGCGCCTACTGAGCCAGATCCGTTATCGAATGATACAGAGCCTTCTTCACCACGAAAAAATGCCATGATTTGCGAAAAATATACTATATAGCACTATATTACCGTGAAACTGCAACTTTTACAGTTATTTTTTCTTCTTTTTTCGTCTATGTTGATAAGTTATCTTCTTACTGCTCGTTTTTTCACGTTTAAATCGTGCTTTTTCGGCTGCTGACATCTCTCCAGCAGTCTTAGGTGTCTTACTTGAGACACGTTTACTGGGTCGGCAAGCTGGATAGCCTCGTTTTTCGCCTTTTGAACGGCCACAGGGCTTTCCTGTTTTTACATCTACCCATTTTTCCTTGAACCAACGGGTTAGACCTCCGCTACTTCTTGCCACGTTTCTTTGCCTCGGTGCGATAAGTGCCACCACGCTTTTTGTACTCTCGTACAAGCCATGCGTTAGCGTAAGCAGAGGGGTAAACTTTAAATTTGCGTTTAGCTTCTGCTTTTACCCTAGAGTATAACGCTTTATTTACAGGAACATTCGCCACGTTTTTTACCTCCCTTCTTTTTCTTCTTCTTTTTCTTTGTAGTGGAATAATACATAGTGGAAAAAGGAAACTCTTAGTATATTCTAAACGAAGTTTGGCCTAATGTCTCTGGTTTAGCAAGGTTAAATTGTTGGAGACAGAGATAGCCGAAAGCGTCAAATGCATGGTCAACCCCAAGATTTTTGTTTGGCATACCTGTGTTTGGAGCGTAAGTGAGGGTGCGGAGAGATTTTATAAGTTCTTTACAGCGTGGGTGGATTAAAGTTCTTCTTTCTCCTGCTGCATCATATAGTGCAGTGTTTATTGCGGTTACTTTATCGCGGACTTTCCAGGGAGAACGCGGAGAGGATACTGTGAATCCGCTTCTGCGCAAAATTGTGTGGTCCGTTGAGCCTACTCCTGATGTTTTTCGGGCTGCACCTGTAGGGTCGGGGCAAGCAACTATACGTCTTTCGACTCCGTAACGATTTGTAACTTCTTCGGCAAAATCCCAGGTTGTTGCACCGCCCGTCAAAATTATCTCGTCAAAGACGTAAAGTATGTCTCGGTAGCGTACTGCGCAGATTCCGCAAAGTGGATCTACGTTAAAATCGACCCCTAGTAAGAGTGGAGCGATGGATATGTCCTCTGCTTCGCTAGAAATGTTGGAATCTGAAAAGGAGACTGCAACGAGACCAGTGAGATTCTCGAAACTTGCCTCGAACTCCTGCTTAAATGTTCTGCTATCTAGTTGGGCCTTGGCTGCCTGGACTTCTTCTTCTGGAACATTACCCCCGTCTATTGTTGTGAAGCTCCAGCGTTTCCAATCACCTGTTTCATCTTCTGGAACGTAACACCATAAATCGTAGAACCATGATGCTGTGCCGTCTGGTGTGGATATGAAAAGTGCCCAACCTTGTTTATCTGCGAGGGCTGGTCGGATTACTTGGAACCAGACATCGGAATCCATGAAGGCTGCTTCGTCAAGTACTACTCCAGCGAGGCTTCGGCCACGCAGGGTTGTTGCATTTTCAGTTCCCTTGAGTTCGATTAGCGAGCCATTAATTAGTTCTATTTTTAGATCGGTTTCGTTTTTCGATTGTATCCATTCTCGTGGAATGAGTTTTTTGATTTCTTTCCATGCAATGTCTTTTGCCATGCGGTAGGTGGGGGCACAGTAGAAGTAGGTTTCTCCAGGGCGGTCTATTGCTGCTTTTAAAAGCTCTATGCAGGATAAATATGATTTTCCGAATCTTCTACCAGCTACCAGTACCCTAAATCTGTTTTTTGCATTAAACACCTCCCCCTGTGCCCATCTGAGTGATAATTTTTCGGCTGTATTTACGCTCATGTAGTAAAGAATAGCTTAAATATCGACAAATTTCCGTGTTTTATTCGACTAAACGGTGTTTTTAGGGTTATTATTCAAGTATTAGTATTTATTTAGTCCGTGGCTCAAGCATACTATCGACCAGATGTAGACAGTCCTAATGCACCGATGGGTGGGAAGGTCTGTGGAAAGAGAAATCCAGATTCAGTTATTGAAGCTAGAAGGCATAGATTGTACAAACGTCAGCTTGAGGGCATGACTACACGACAGTTGGTGTTGGATCACGCTTCCAAGGAAAATATTGGAGTGGAGACAGCTTGGAGAGATTGGAGACAGGTAAAAGAATGGAACGATCAGGATTGGGAGAAGGACAGAGAAAAGATGATTGCACGATTGCAGGGTATGAGAATGAGACTTTTCAACCAGGCTGTGAAGAGAGGTCAGCTTCAAACTGCTGCCCAGGTATTAGATTCACTAGGTAAAGTACTAGGTGAAAGCGAAGAGACTATAAACCTTAACACTCCACAACTATCTATTAGCGTAGAGAAGAAAAAGTAGTATTAGTTCTGGATTTATCAGTAGGTTCAGGGGTGTATAAAAATTTATAAAAAATTTTGCAATATGGCCCCGTGTCCTCTGTGTGTGGAAAACTGCGCGCGGCGCGGTGGATATTGTGCGCCGTGGATACTGTGCGAAGCTGCAATAAAAAGGGCCCGTTTATTTTTCGGGCCGTGGTGGATACTGCAATAAAAAAAAAATTTAATTTCTGTAAATTTGTTCGCAGTAGTTCGCGCTGTTGCGCTGTGTGCACTGTGCCATAAAGTCCGCGTAATTTGTACTGTGCATTGCGAAAATAAAAGACGCAATAAAAAATACCATAGTCATTCTGTAAAATTTGCGGTTCGCGGTAGTTGCTGCGCTTCGGCTGTATCTTCTTTTAATTGATTTGTTCATTTGTGGCGTTGGTATGACGTGAGAATGAGAAAACAGTAATTAAATATAATTAACATTGTGATTTTCTATAGGGTGTATCCATTTTTTAAGTTTTGTATAATTTGGATAATTGATTTTTTCCTGGTCTAATTGTGTTAGTGTTAGCTTTACTGTTTCATCTAATGTTAGATGTGGATACCAGTTAGCAAGATGTTTGAATTTTTTTATAAAAAATTTTTTTTCGTTTTCGTGTGGTCTTGATAGTGACATTGTTTGGAGCTCCTGAATTAATAAGAATAACTGTAAGCAAACTTACTTTTGCAGTAGTTCGGGTTAGTTTTTGGAATATTTACTAAATATCTATTTTCTCTTTCTTGTACATTCCAGCATTTCCAGCCAGTAAATAAAGCATCTTTTCTATCTTCGGGAATATATAAATATTTATATTCTTCTCCCATCAAATCATTAAAAAAGTTGCATTGTATATCGTGTATTATTGGTTGGGTGCTTGGTTCGGGTTGGTCTTTTCTTTTACTGTAGGGTTTCGGGGTTAATTGGATTTTATTATTTATAGTTGGGTGTTGTTCATCGTTCCAATTATGACTGCAAGCTAGACTTGATAAATCTCCTTTTTTAATTAGGTCTAAAACTTTTTGTTTTGTATTGTAGTAAGTTAATAAAAAATAACCCGTGTTACTCGGCATACCGTCATAATGACAGTAAATAGATTCTATTGTGTTGTTGTCGTGTAGGATTCCAATAATTGAGCGGGTGGCCATGGTTGTAAATAAATGATGGTTTACTATTTAATAATAACAGTTTTTTAAGTTAATACAATATCACAATAATAAATAAGCAATAAAAAAGACCTGAAGTTTTTGAGCTCCAGGTCTAACAATAGTTTCTACAGTCTAGGCTGTTAATAATAATTCCTTACTTCTATTTATAATATTTTTTGAGGATTTATAAAGACAATTTTCTAATCTAATTCGCGCTCTTTCGCTCTCGTCTTTTATGTTACTTGCTCCTTGCTCGTGACATAAATAACTAGTTACTGCATTGTGTAAATTATACGCATTACTTGAGTTATGTATATTATTTTCTTTTCTGAAGTTTTCCATTATTGGTTTATATTGGACTAAATCATTTACAGTTTTTTCTCTAGTAGTTTTCAAAACTCTATGTGTACAAACTTTTTTATTTTGCCATTCATTTTTGAATAAGTCTTTTAATATCTCGTGCGCTTGTTCTTCTTTAATTTCTTTTCTTACCATATACTTGTATTCTTCGATACTTTGCTTAAAGGTATGTTTATTGAAGTCAATAACGCGGGGTAGTCGGTCCACTAATGCAGTGATATTTTTTGTGTGCTTAAAGCTTAAGTTTTCGCTGCTTTTGACTTGCGCCATTTGGTTAAAACAAAACATACGGAAGTCCAGAAGTGCCAAAGTGAACCCTACGCTAGAGTCCATGCTAGTAATAAATGTACAGCGTCTTTTTATCGGGTCGTCTTTTCTAACGTCTCCAATACATTCTTTTATATATGTATTAATTACAAATCTTTTGCTATCAATATTCATAATAGATTCTATTGCTAGTGAATCCCTGCATGATTCAATAACATTTTTAATTTTATCTAGTTGTAAAATTGTGTAATCGTTTTTGGGAATATTTAGCAGTTGTCCCGTGCTGTTGTTTATTATTCCTTGATACTCGGTTACTTCCTGAAGTACTTTGTTTTGATCTTGGTAAAAT